GTTGAGGCTACTGTATCGACGTACTGCTTGGTTGCCGCTTGCAACGCCAGCGTCGGGTCTTGGGTCAGCGTAACCGAGGTCAGACCGGCAAGAGTTGTAGACGTAGCGCCAAGGGAGATAGCCGTCGTGCCAACAGTGACTGCACTATTGCTGAGCGCACCGTTCGGGATTGCAGTGAAGTTTGAACCGGTAAGTGTTGGGGTCGTGGAGAACGTTGGTGGGTTGCCGCCAACAAGAACGCCAGAAGCAGATGCAAGGAACGACGTGGTATTAGCAGCCGTCTGGTAAGGCACAGAACCCGCAGCACCAGCAGCTAGGTTAGTCGCAGTGGTAGCGGTTGCAGCGCTCCCAGTGATGTTGATATTGACGTTACCGGAAGCGTCTTCGTTTACTGACCGTTCAGCCGGATAAGTGACAAAAACAGCCTTATCACCGGAACCGAAGTTAACAAGATTACCGCTATTGCTGGAGGCTAATACCGTGTCGCGGGTAAGTGAAGTTCCTATCGAGGTGTATATCCCGATACCAACTTCCCAATCATTACCGCCGTAGATGGCGTAGTAGGTCGTGTTGCCGTTGCCGATAACAGCAAAGGACTGAAACCCAGTGGGGGGAGTATTGGCAAGCGTAATCGTCCCCGTACCAGTCGTGGTCGTTACATCTTGTACGCGGTCCGCGAGAACGAGAGCCATCTACCTACCTCACATCAAGTTACAGAACTTACCGAGTGTTCCATAAAACACTCGGCTGATAAGTTCTTCGATCATTAGGCTATACGGATAATAGCCGTGGTGTTGGTCGCGGTCGGGAAGATGATGGTGAAGTCACCTGCCGTCGCCGTCTTGTCCGAGCCAAAATCCAACACGCAGACCGAAGCGTTTGTCAAAGCCGTGTTGGCGTTCGAGTTAGCCGAAGGTGTGGTGTTATAGATCAGTGCGCCACGAGCCGTGATGGTCGCGTTGGTGAAGGTAAGGTCACCGAAGTCCACGAAGCCAACACCAGTTTCAGCGTTGGTGTTGACTGCCGTTGCGCCGAGGTTAGTCAACGCGCCGCCGCCAGCGGAGTAGTTGGTACCCGACGACGAAACTTCGTCCGACGAAGAATACGCCGTGGTGTTCGCATCGAGCGAAGCCGACGAGGTGTAAAGCGCGAGCTTGAAAGTGTCAGCACCTGTGTCGCCCGAGGGGCGGAAGTCGTGCACGGCCAGCATAAGCTGGGACTTGAACGACGTAGTCATTGCTTGAGTAATTGCCATTATGGCCTCCTTAACTGTCTAAAATAGGGATAAACTCTGGATGCCCAGCCTTGTGGAATTTGTTCACCAGAGTTACGTTATGGGACCGGACGACTTCATTCATATAATGAACGAGTACCTGACGGATGGAATCCTTGAACGCCTCCGCTTGGTCCCTAATAGCTGGATGCGTATTGCCTCCAACAAAAATAATCTTGTCGAGGGCGCGCTCAGCGATTTCTTCAGGCGTAAAACCACGCCCTTCGGTGGTTATCACCATCACGTCGCCGCCCAGCATTGTACCTACAGATTCCATCACCTTACCTCACTGGGTACCGGACTTGTGGGGTCCGATACATATCTTGACGGTTCTTGCCTTCGCCCAGTTGCTTCAGCATACCCAGCGCTTGATCGTAGCGCTTTTGGTACTCAGCAATAACGTCAGCTTCGCCTTTCATGAACGTATACGCTTCTAATAGCGCGCCGTAAAGTAAAACGCTCTCAAAGTTATCACCTAACCACGTCGAACCTGCAACCGTAATGGATTGTGGGTAGTAGAAGTAGTGGAGTTCTGCGCTGTAATTTTGGTCTGGGGTGGGTCCAAGGATGAAGGAGTCCACGTCAAAGAAAGCGTAGTAGGATGGCGGTCCCGTCACATTTGGGTTAGGGAACGACTGCCGGATGAAGCTTACATCTTTGTTTAGCAAATACTCGTACGCCCCGGTGTCGGGGTCAATCAGCGCGATTGAAAACGTAGCGAGCCAATCTGAAGGGACAGAAAGATATTTGTTGTTGGCCGTCATGTTGCCGGTGACGTTCTTCCGCAGGTCCAGAAGCTGAACCATGTTGAAGATGCGCTCTTCAGCGTTAACGATGAAAATGTCAATTTGCTCAGTCGAAGTGAGTCCACCCGACCCTACCGTATCCGGAAAGTCGTTTTCGGTGTAACCCTTAATTGCTTCGACAAGTTGAGCGTAATTCATTAGCCAAGCTTCTTGCTGCTGTGTGTACCCTTGGTAGCCGCACCCGTACCGCGAGTCTTCACAGTCTGAGTGTTAGCTACGTTGTTAGGATACCCGTTGTTACCCATGTCAACCGTATAATTCATTGGTTGCTTCGCACGCGAAGGAAGCGGGTTTTCACCCGCACCAAGAAACGGCCAGCCTGTGTTGTCGTTAGCCATATTAGATGCCTTTCTTGGGTACGCTACGTACCGACTTTTTCTGGTTGGCGACCTTGGCTAGGTTACGGCCCATTGCACCCATTTGTGCATTGGTCTTGCCGCCCTTGGCCAGCTTAGTTAGCGGTTGGCCCTTATGCTTAGCGCGTTCGTGCTTGTGCACGGCCTTCGCTGCGGTAGCCTTATCCTGCTTCATGTCTTTCTTATCCATCACTAATTCTCCGTCTGAATTGTTACGGTCCCTACTTGACCATTACCTAATAGCGTATTTGGAAGCCCAGATAAACCCAAAGGATTATTTAACCCTACAGGATTCCATCCCCACTGAATTACGCGGCTACCATCGCTCGGATTGTTATTCGGGTTGAGGCCCGATTGGTAGTAGCTGTTGTCTGGGCGTGGGTCGCGCAATGCCTGTGGATCATCCACTGGATACATACCCAACTGAAGCTGGGGCTGATCTGGTTCCCAGCAAGTGGGGCACACGAGGATGTTGATATTCTTGGTCTTAATGACAAGCCGCTTGAGTTCCTTCAGCTTATAGCGGAAGTTACAACGGTCGCACTGAGCAATTGCCCACTTACCAGAGGCAAACCGATTAGGCATAAATCACCGGAAATACTGACGAGGCGCGATGCGCAAAGGCGCTTTCTCGCGGTCCTCATCAGCAGCCTGCTGCCAGAGTTCTTCATATTGTGCTTTTAAGCTCATAGAGCGCTCAAGCGCACCGGGAATCTTTAGGGATAGGTGATACGCGAGACCAGCCACCAAACAAGGGAGGAACCTAAACGGTATATCTTGCGTAGTAACACCCTCACCAGCATCCTGTAAACGGCGCAAGCGCCAGTAGACAAAGGTATAATAGTTGTTCTGGTCAGGCGCAGGCCACACGTTGATGTTCGGGTACTGGATGCCAGAGAGGTTTTGCGCACCTGACTGACGGTTGATCCACACCTGAATAGGACGCCCCTGAGCATTCTTATTTGGAATAGTCGAGTAAGTGTCGATGCTGATACGGTTAATAGTGATATCAGTCTGCTGCTGCCCAGTCTGGGTGCGCACGACATGCTCAAGTAGGTCTATGGTATCTACAGGCAGGTTATAAACGATCTGTCCTTGCACCATGGGGATCGAACCCTGCTCGATGGTCCACAGGTTAATACCACGGTTAGCCCACTCAATAGTAAGTAGGTTCAAGCTGCGGCGTGCAGTACGTAAGTCATAACCCGTGCGAAGCTCGGCTCCGCAACGCTCAAAACTTTCTTCAATTAAATCATTCAAGTTTAGATTAAACGCACTAGTTCCACTTGTGGTCATACGTTTATACCTTTTTCTTTGGCGCGCTTTGCCGCTAAACCAGCACGAGCCGCATCCATCCCACGTTTTTTCGCACCTATGCTGATGTTCTTACGATGTTCTTCGGTAAACACCTTACCTGTTTGCCGTTGTCGGAGTAGCTCCTTGTGCTCAGCAGTTAAGGGCTTACCCTTCTTAGCCTTAACTTTGGCTTCTTGGCACGCTACAGACACACCGCGCTTTTTTGCGGCCTCTGATAACTTTATCCTAGTTTCGGGGGTAGGGTTACGCCCCCCGTCGCCCCCAGCGGTACGGTTAACTAGGCTTACACCCGAACGCTGTAGACACTTAATAAGTCCCTGCTCAAGTAAGTAGGCAGTTTTATCGTCTGAGCATTCCATAGCGCCGTAAGCTAGATTTTCAGCGCCGTATTTAGCAACAACATTTTTATGGTGAGGGTTGCGCTCTCCAAAATACCGCACGCGCCTCCAAGCCCCTTTCCCTACGTAGAAAGGGGTGCCATCCGGCTTACAATGGGTATATGCAAAACTACCCATTACTTACCTTTCTTGAAGCCCTTCAGCAACTGCGCAAACCGTGCGCGCTGACCTAGCTTACCGGGGGCCTTGGCGGCTTTGGCAAGTTTTCCTGCTGGGATTTTCTCACCCTTCTTCGCGCCTAGTTCTGCACGTAATGCACCGGGCTTCTTGATAGCGCCTTTAATGAAGTCAGCACTACCACCCTTCTTGGCATAACCCATTTTGTTACGCACGTCTGTAGGTAACTTTGCCAATCCGGGCTTAGATTTCTTATCAACTGGTTTAAGTGCCACTACCTGAACCCCTTCGTCTTCTTCGCAATAGTTTTTGGTTGCTTTACAAACTGCTTACCCTTAGCCTTACCAGCCCGCTTGGCCTTTGTCGTCGCTGCATATTCGGCAGGAGATAAAGACTTTATTGCGCTTTCAGGTAGGTACCGCTCACCTGTCGCCTTAGCTCCTTGCGTCGATGGTTTACCGCTTTTGGTTCGCCACTTCTGCTCAGTCCAAGACTTCAGGCTTTGCTGCGGTTTCTTAATCACGATACCCGCCGCCCTTCTTCTTGTACTGCATTGCCAGCATTTGTGCCTTACGGGCTGACCACTGACCCGGAGCGCCACCTTTACCACCCGCTTTGATCGAGTTAAATAAGGACTTGCGCATACCGGGCTTGGTGTAGTTTCCGGCCTCGTTGACCTTAGACTCACCACCAGCCGCATACATGGTCACTTCGTCGGGGTTATCCTTACGACGAATTGTTTTCGCCCCCGGCATTTTAGAAGGGTTTATAGCCCCCATACCCCGACAAGCGCGCATTAGCAGGAGCCGCCGTTTTTGAACTGGGCACCGCCGTAGCTGTCACGACCGCGCATTTTAGCGGCTCCGCCACGAGCTAACATTTTGCCTTTGGTTTTACCCTTGATGGCGCAACCGTCGGCACGCTTGGAGGCGGAACCGCCAGCGGCCATCTTTACCATTGCACGACCCTTAGTGTCAGCAGACTTCTTGACGAGGGCCTTACCGAACTTAGTTGCTGCAAATGACTTAGCTTTGCCGCCTTTTTTCATACCCGGACCTTCGGAACGGTTTGCGCTTCCAACTACCTTGCCTTCTTCAGCGGTAGGCTTGAGCTTCTTAAGTTCATCCAGATGCTTCTTGCTACGAGCGCGGTCAGCGGCTGAAGGTTTTGGAGGGGTTGAACCACCTTTAGCATATTTCATAGTCTTTTCCTTTTTAACTTTGCCACCCTTGGCGTACATACCAGACGATACAGCAGATTTATACCTGTCCTTTGCATAGGCAGTTGCACCGGGTGCTTCTGCGGCCTTCTTTAGTGTGGCTAATTTAACCGCACGCGCAGGATCATTTGCAACATCCTTACCAAAACGGACAA